CCGTCAGGCGTCGGCCCGTCGAAACTCTCCACGATAAAGTGGCGCGTTTCCATCTCAGCCAGCGTTTGACCTTCATAACCTACAATTAGGCGGATAGCCTTGCTGCGTAGGTATTGCACGCGCGCTCGCCACTTGCCCCAATAGGTGCCGAGCGTGAAGGGATCGTATGCCCGATCTGCAAGGTATTTGTCGCCGCCCGGACCTGTATCTGACCACGGATGATCTTTGAACGTGACCCGCATTTCTGCGCGCAAGCCTAAGTCTTCGCCGAGCGAAATAATCGCAGGCGAAACGCTCCAATTAGTGATGGATGGGATGCACTCGATATCCTGCGGCAGATAGTCAACGTCTAAGCCGAAGCGCAACGTCACTGGAGCATTGGCGAAAACAAGCGGAACCTGACAGGTCTTGCGGGAGTTGTAGCATTTAGCATCGCCAGTCGTCGGGATCGCAGCCGTGCATAGCCCAACGCCATAGATCAGGCTGCAATAGTCCTGATCGACTTCCACATATACAAGTTCGCGCCTCACGAACTGACCCCGCTCATATCTAACGAGACTTGCATCATTCCGTTTGACATCATGTTAGATGGATTAGGATTGTTTGTAAGCCATGCGAACGCCGACTCCTCCGAGTATTGCAGCGGACGCCAAGCAAAAAAGAAAGGTGTGGTTTGAGCGACTACCACAAACGGATCGAAGTATTCTCGATACCAGTCTTTATTGAGGTGCGTCAGGCTCACGGATGTTGTTAGGGTCGCTCCTGTGACAATGCGCCCGAGATAGTTGCCGCTCTCGCTCATGCCGCTAATGATTTCCACGCGGCGATTGAGCGTGATTGGAGAATGTCCAACATAGATGCGCTGCGTCGAGACAAGCAGTTTGCCAACATACATAACCGACGCTTGCGCTGCGGCTGTTCCGACTGCGAGTTTAACTCGAACGCCAAAAGCAGATTGAGCGATGAACCGGAAGATCAGCGCCGCGCTGCTGCCCGGTATAAATGGAGCAATCACCTCCACCCACGGATCTCCAGAACCTTCCTGCGTCTCAACTGATACGGCGATCCCTGCCGTGTAGAAATTATGTCGCGCAATTCCCACATAATCGACGACCTGAGCCGGATTAATAGTCGCTGTTAGATATTGCTCAACGGCGCTTGAGGCTTTCCAGAATGAAGCCGTCGAGACGTTGCCAAGATTGCTTGCCGGATAAGCTACTTGCTCATTCGTCGCCGTGATGTTGGCGCTTGTAAGATAGTTGAGATAACCAAACATCGGCGCATTCAAGTCTTCCGCGCCTATCGACGGCGCAACGACCACCGTGCGATTTGTTGATGGAGCATGGCTGATCGTGACGTAAGTCTCCGCATCAGCATAAGCCCAGAGGCGATTGACGCCGGAGATGCCGGGGAAAATGTCAGAGAGCTGATATGATAACGCCTGCGCCGCTGGCGGAAATTCGAGCGCGCCGCTGGCGTCAATTGGCGCAGTCGCTCCAACTGTGCCTTTGAGGTAAAATGTATTATTGCCCACATTTTGAAACGTAACGTATGTAATATTTGCTGTTGTCAATTCGATCCAGCGGCGCACTGGATTGCCCGTTGGGGCAAGCCCAGAAACCGCCGAAGCAACTAAGCTATCTGAAAAGATTATGCTCATGCGAACACCACCTGCCCGCCGTCCTTCTGGAAGTCGGCAATTTGTTTTACCAGATCGCGCACTTGATCGCGACCAAAGGATTGACCCTGGAGATTGATGTAGACCGAATTGATCCACCGCCGCCTCCTCCACCGCCAGACGCAGCGCCAGCGGCGCTACCACCTCCACCGCTGTCACTGACGGATCGGATAGCCGCCACGGTCGCCAGACCCTTTGCAGCCACCGCCGCCCACGCTGCGAAGGCTGCGACAGGCCCACCAGACGCAGAAACAGCCATCGCCTTGTTAGCGGCAACCATCGTGGCGATGATCGCTTCTGCAACGCCGAACATTTTCGCCAGCCTGACGTTCTTCTTGCCGCCAGCCTGAACCACGCGAGCCATTGCGCTGAAGACTTCTCCGGTAGCAGTCAGCGCGCTGTTGATGCCTGCCATCCGCAAGCCTTCCATTTTCTTCTGATATTCTTCCTCTGCGCCGAGCATCAATATTTTATGCGTCTCATCGTCGATAACTTCTTTTGCGCGAGCCTGCGTAATAAGGTCTTGGTTTTTAATTAGATGTGCCGCAAGTTTCTCTTCCTGAGTTCCCCAGCCAACAGTCAACATCTCAAGGCGCTTGGTGATCGTCTCTTGCTCGCGGGCGAGTTGTTCGGCTGAGTTGTCTGCTTTGACGGCGGGCGTTTTTACGCGTGCCGCAGCTTCGTCTGCAATTCGTTTTTGTGCAGCAGCGTTCGCATTCGTGAGATCAATTCTTTGCTGCTCTGTCAGGTTCTGATTTTTAAGCGCTTCTGTGAGGGTGTTTTGCGCCCTTGTAATGTCATCAATTCTCTTTGGAGAAATGTTCTCAAGAGTTTTCATTGCTGTATTAAAAACATTTAAGCCTTCAGCCGCAGCTATAGCAGCAGGTGTTATGTTTTGGAGCGCATCCCTTCCTGAATTGATACCAACGCTAAATTCAAAACCTTTTTTTGCACCATCAACTAATTCATTAGCTAACGTGTTCAACTGAGGGTTTGTTTCAACGGCAGCCGCACCTATAGCGTCAACGCTATTCTTAAACGCAATGTAATCAGGTGCTCCTGATCGAATGCTAACTTGCAATGCTTCAATGGCGCTGCGAAATGGTTCAAACTTCGCTGGGAGCCTAAAAAAAGCATCTCCAAAAGAAGTAATACCTGTTTCGGCATCGCGTGTTGCACGGTAAATTGTAGGACCGAATTGATCCATAAACGTGTTAGAAAATTGCTTGACGCCTCTCTCAAGCTCAATCAGCGATGCACCGATCCGATTACGAAATGAGTTTTCGCTTTCTTTCGTATATTGCTCAAGACCTACCATTGCCTCGCCATATGCGGCTTTGAGGTCTTTAATCAGTTGCCCATGAGTCTTCAGCACTTCGTCGGCGGAAGCTGTATTCGTTTGAAGATTTTGGAAATATGCGAGAAGGCCAGCACCTATAGCGGTGACTGCTGTTGCGGCAAGAGTTGCTGGATTGATTAAGCCGATCAACCTTGTAGCAATAGTCCCAGCAAGGCTTCCATATCTTGCTTCGATGCCGTCTGCGGCTTGACCTAATTTTGACGCTATATCTTTATTAGCAGCGTCTGCCGCCTTGGCGATGCCTCCAAGCTGATTCGTGGCTTCTGTCGTAGCCCTTTTGAGGCCGTCGACATTGCCTTGAATATTAACCTGAAGCCCTTCGATCTGCGCCATTCTTTTCTTCCATCCAAGCCTTCAGGTCGTCTACGTCAGATCGCGTTAGCTTTCCCGCGAACTTGTCTTCTCCGACTGGCGCACGCAGTTCGTATTCTATCCACCACTCGCTGATCGTCATATCCCAGAACTCGCTTGGCTGTATGCCCCACTGGCGAGCCCAGAGATACATTTCGTTCCAGTCTAACTTGCCGCCTTTGACTTCGCCCGACCCTTCGACTGGTTGCCGGATTGGGCGTCTTGATTTCCCCGATCGTCCTCCGCAGGAGAAAACGCCATCAGCACCACGCCGATCATGTTCTGAACCTGAGACTGATCGCCGCGAAGGATTTCGGAATAGACTTCTTCCTCACTGATTTCAGCGCCAACCGATTGCAGCATCTTGGAGATAACAAACGCCAGATGAGAAATCGGAGGACGCCCTTGCGATGTACGAACGGCAATATCAGACAGGCTGATATCGCCTATTTCGATTGATCGCATAAGCCTCATGCTTGGCGTGACAGTGTAATCTTTGTCACGCCAAGTTATCGTTACATCCCTAAAGATCGCCATGCTCCATGCTCCTTTGTAGCGTTATCAATCAGGCGTGAACGTGATTGTGCCCGATGATTGAATTGACGCCGTAAACGTAATGGTGTCGGCCTGCTCGCCTGTGATGGCAAAGCTGGCAAGGTAGAAGTTTCCGGCAAAGTCACCGATGCCGTCGATCTCAAGCGTATATGCAGCCAGCAGGCTCGATGCAGTGCCGACAGAGATGGCAATCAGGGTGCTGTCTTCAAGCACGCCTTCAACCTCCGCGTCGATGGAACGAACGCCGACATCAGCAAGATACTTGCGCCAGCCAACGTCGTCCTTTTCCGTGATGTCAATAGGCTCGTTGTTGATGGTGAGGCTGTCCGTGCGGGCGCCAGCAATGACACTTCCGCCCTTCTTGATGCGGAGTTTACGACCGGAGAGAGCAGGCATGACTTAAATCCTTTCAATTAGGCGACAGGCCCGACGATGTTAGACAGCGCCACCGTGGAGCCTTCAGAATTGGTGGCCGTTACGATGCACCGGATATACTTCGCGCTGTCTGCGGATTGCAGAACATACGTGAGGTTGGTAGCCGATGTGATGTTTGTCCAAGACGGGTCGCCATGATCCGCCACGTTGCCACGCTGCCATTGGCGCGCGAACGTGATGGTAGCATCGCCCGCCCAGGTGCCGTTGGTCGTGGTGAGCGTCTGGCCGACCGTGAGCGTGCCGGTGATCGCTGGGAGAACGGTATTGTATGGCGCGATGGTGGCCGTAATGGTCCCGGCGCTTTCCAGCGTAGCGGTAAATGTCACCGTGTCGGCTTGCTCTGCGCCTAGCGCAATGCTTTGCAGGTAGAAGTTGCCGCTGAATGTAGCGATCCCTTCAACCTCGGCGGTGCAAGCTTCCAGCAAAGCCGATGCTGTCCCGACGGTAATCCCGAGCAGGGTCGCGTTCTTTAGAACGCCTTCAACTTCGCAAGACAAAGAACGCACGCCGACATCCGCCAGCATGGTTCTCCATCCTGCGTCGTCCTTGTCTGTAATGTCGATAGGCTCACTATTGATCGTCACGCTATCCGTTCGCGCGCCGACGATAGCCGTCCCATCTCGACTGATCCTAAGTTTTCGGCCTGAGATTGCCATCGCTTACCTCGTGAGATGCGGCAAAATATACATCCTTAAGTGGTGATCCACAAGACACGGTATTGAGCCATGAAATGTTTGGTCTTCCCGTCAGGATCGCCCATTAAGCCTGATGTAATCAATTCACTGGTTATGTGTGTCGCTCCAGTGATGTAGAGCGGTTGCCTGCGAATGCGTGCATCGACTGCATCGCCAATCTGATTAACCGCTAGATCAGAAAGCGTTCGCGACCATACGTCGATCTGGACGATAGCCGATCCGCCTACTCTGTCCTTCACATCGAACGGTGTGATAGATGCCGCGTAAAAAGTTATATACGGGAACGCCGCCTCGCTTTCGCTGTCTGCGGACTGCGGGACGCTGCCGATAGAAAAGATTGGATGCAAAGGCGCGTAATAAGCCTGCGCCAGCAACGGCAATAATGCAGACCCGGAAGGGCTTCCAGATATGGCCACTGTTCGACTGGACGATGGCCCGTGATTAACCGAAACTAAGGTCTCAAAAGGCGCGTAAGCCCAAAGACGGTTTGCACCTGCGACGCCGGGAAACATTTCTGCGATAAGGTAGGAAACTGCTTGCGCAGCTGGGGGAAACTCCAAAGCGCCATTAACGTCACTTGGCTCTGCCGATGTCGCAGTCGCTTTAACGAAAACCTGCGAATAACCTACGTTTTGAAACGTGATAAAATCAGTCGCGTTTTCTGTAAGCTCCACCCACGAATATGTAGGAGAGCCGACAGGCGTAATGAGCGCATCGTAGATAGCCTGCTGGAGTGCGGCGGCTTTCATTTTGCAGCCTTCCTGATAGCGGCCTCTACAAGCCTTCCTAATATCTCACGATGTGCGAACACTTCGAGCGTCCAAGACGGACGCGGAGCCATTTTGCGCGTGCCGAACTCAAGATGTTCAGAATATTTGATGTTGCTGCCAACAGCAAAATGTAAGTTATTGATTTTTAATTCGTATATAGACCGATTTATAAGAATTCCTGTATCGACCGCAGGCGCTTCATACGGCGCAGAAGCAATATGAACCCCGGACCTGCCTCGCTTGTAGCGCTTGCCAGACTTAGAAGTTCGCATCTGCTTTTTCACGCCATTAACGATGCTAGTCCCGGTAGCGTTTAAAGCTTTCGAGACTTCGAATTCTGCCTTCAAGCCATACTTCGTAATGGCTTTCTGCACCGCATCAAGGTTTGGAATTGTGATGGTGATCTGGGTCACGACGCTACCCCGCCATCAACGAGGATTTCAATCCACTGATTGCGGAACTCGACGTTATTGATGAAGCGAATATTGTGCGCCTTGGATCGGATCAACACGCGGTCGCTTTCCAGCAAGCCAG